TAATTAATTTAGTGTGGGCTTCGGCCCACACATAAATTTAAGGAGAAAATTAATGAGTACATATCCAGTAGATATAAAAGCAACAACAGCTTCAGGTGTAGCTACACATAATGCACTTGGTACAGGAGCACCTGGCAGAGCTTTAGGTCTTTATGTATCTAAAGAAGGTGGACAAGCTGCAACTACAGTTAAAATTCTTGATGATTCAACTGTGTTAGCTGAGTTTTTAATCCCAGCTACTAATACAACTAACGGTCCAGGTTCAACTACATATATGCAGTTTCCAGGCACAGGTTTTAGAGCGTCTACAGCTTTGAAGTTTCAGATTGTAACAACAGCTACATCAGTAACATTGTTACACGGCTAGGAGTTTTAAATGGCTACACTAACTTATACAGTCACTGTAGCAAGTGGCACAAACGCCTTTGGAACCGCTAATAAATTTTTTATTAATGGAGAGGTAAGCCCTGTTTTATTTTTACAGGAAGGTGATACTGTAATATTTGATACTTCTGATAGTTCTAACAATAATTTTAAATTTTCTTTTTCAAGCACTAAAGATGGAACTTTTACAACTGGTGGAACAGAATATACCACAGGTGTAACACATACAGGAACACCTGGAACATCTGGTGCTAAAACAACTATTAATGTTGCACCTGTTAGAACCACCGGCGCACCACTTTTATTTTATTATAATTCTGGAGTTACAGCTACTTCTGGAATGGGAAACACTGCTCAAACGATAGCTCCAACTTCAGGAGAAACAGAATTCAATCCACAGATAGATGACATTATAGAAGAAGCATTTGAAAGAACTGGAGTCAAAGGTGCAAGAACAGGTTATCAATTAAAATCTGCGAGAAGATCTCTTAATATTTTGTTTCAAGAGTGGGGAAATAGAGGTGTTCATTTGTGGAAAGTAAAACTTGCAAAAGTTCCTCTTGTTGAAGGACAAGCAGAATATAATTTTGCATCTGATTCAGAAAATTTTCCAGAGGATGTTAGTGATGTATTAGAAGCATATTATAGAAATAACTCAACTACAACTGCTCCAGAGGATATTGCACTTACAAAAATAGATAGATCACAGTATTCACAAACACCAAACAAATTAGCGAAAGGCACACCATCTCAATATTATGTGGAAAGAAAATTAAATCCTAGTATATTTTTATACACAACACCTAGCTCTAGTGTTTCAAGCACAACTACACCAAGTAATTTTCAATTTTGTTTTTATTATTTAGCTAAAATTCAAGACGTTGGATCTTATTCAAATACATCAGATGTAGTTAATAGATTTTATCCTTGTATGATGTCTGGCCTTGCATATTATTTAAGTCAAAAATATTCACCAGAGATGAGTCAAGAATTAGAACGTAGATATGAAAGTGAATTATTTCACCACAAACATTTTATGGAGATGGAGTATAATGGGTAAATACGCATCAGGTAAATACGCTTTAGCAATTTCTGATAGATCAGGAATGGCATTTCCATATGATGAGATGGTTAGAGAGTGGAACGGTTCTTTAGTTCACATATCAGAGTTTGAGGCTAAACAACCACAACTACAACCAAAACCAGTTGGCTCTGACCCACAGGCCTTATTTAATCCAAGACCACAACCTGCATCTAAAGCAAGTTTAATTCTTTTAGGTAATAATCCATTCACATCTATTATTTCTGGAGGAACAACTTTTGTTAATGTTTTTTCAGAGGATCACCAAAGAGCAGCAGGATCGGTTGTAAGATTTAGAGGCCCACCAGTTGTAACTTCTGCTGGACCAGGTGGTGTCTTTCCAATACCAGCTGATCGTACAAACTTACAGGCTTTTGGAACCATACCGACTTTTGATAATGTAAGTGATCTAAATAACACGAGCGGTTTTACAATTGCACTAGGTCAGATAGATGCTGCAGGAAATATTACAGGTGCAACAACAACAGACCCTTTAACAGATCCAATAAATTTTTTTCATATAACAAGCACTAGTAATGCAACAACAGGTGGTATATCTGGTGGTGGAGCAAACTGTTCTGTAGGACCAGTAACATTAGAGGTAGTAAACGGATAATGGCATACACTTTAAACAATTTAAGAACTGATATTAGAAACTACACAGAGGTTAGTAGTAATGTTTTATCAGATACTGTTTTGGAAAGAATTATTAAAAATGCAGAATTAAAGATTCACAGGGCAATAGATACAGATCAGAGTGTATTCTATGCAACATCAAATTTAATTATTAATAATAGATATGTAACCATACCAGCTGACCTAAGATTTATTAGATATGTTCAACTAACTGACGCTGATGGAAATCAACATTATTTAGAGCAAAGAGACACAAGTTTTATGGCTGAGTATTATTCTACCCCAAATACCAATTCTGTAGACATACCTAAATACTATGCAAATTGGGATGAGGAGTTTTGGATGGTAGCTCCAACACCAGATAAAACTTACGATATTACACTAGCTTATGACAAAGAGCCTGACACGATAACTTCTGGCACACCCAGCACTGCGGGCACATATCTGTCAAATAAATATTCAGATCTTTTATTATATGCCTGTTTGGTAAATGCATATGGGTACTTGAAAGGACCGCAGGATATGTTACAATACTATCAAGCGGCTTATAATGAAGCTTTAGAAACGTACGCTCTCGAGCAAATCGGGAACAGACGCAGAGACGAATATCAAGATGGGGAAGTTCGTGCTCAACTTAACGTTAAATCACCATCAAGTTATAAATAGGAGAAAATAAAAAATGGCAAACGTAGTACCCTTCTCATTCGCACAAGAGTTATTGAAAGGAACACACGACTTTATAAATGACACTATAAAGTTAGCTTTGTACACTGCTGGATCAGGTGCTCCCTACTCAACTTCAAGTACAATATATGATGTATCTGTATCTAATGAAGTGAGTGGAGCTGGTTATACAACTGGTGGAAACACTCTATCAAGTCCTGTTGTTGCAAATCAAAATAATGTTGCAACTCTGACTTTTGCACAAACACAGTTTACATCTGCAACTTTTGGTGCAGCTTATGCAGTAATATACAATGATACTCAAGGTGATAAATTGGTTGTCGTTCTAGATTTTAATGGAACAAAATCTTGTTCAAACGGAACATTCACAATTACGTTCCCAAGTACAAGTTCAGGCACACCAGCTGGAACAGATTCGCTTATTAGTATAACGTCGTAATGGGAGAATTAAATGGCTTTGGTTATAAATGACAGAGTAAAAGAAAATAGTACAACATCTGGTACAGGTAATATCACACTCGCGGGTATTGCAGCTGGACAAGGTAATGTAACTTTTTCAAGTGGTGTTGGAGTTGGTAATACTACTTACTATTGTATTTTTGAACAAGGCACAAACACGTTTGAGATTGGAGTCGGAACTTTATCTGGCGCTACTACTTTGGAGAGAACAACAGTTATTAATAACTCTTCAGGTAACACATCTAAAATAAGTTTTACAGGCGGAACTTTAGATGTATTTGTAACAATGCCTGCAGATAAAACGGTTTATCTCGATGCGTCGGGTACACCAGTAGGAGCAGCTTCAGCAGGATTTGCACTTGCGATGGCTGTTGCGTTATAAAGGAATAAATTATGGCACAAAATTTTAGAAACAATTTACAAAGAAACGTCGGAACATCAGAAGTTCTTTTAGTAGATGGTGGAGACTTTGATGCGGTTATTGGAATAAGATGCTGCAACGTTACTACTTCTACTATTGAGGTAGATGTATTTATCGAGAATAGTAGTAATGATCACTTTCTTGCAAAAGGCGTGGTTGTACCACCAAATTCTGCGATAGAATTAATTCAAGGTGGAGCAAAAATTGTTTTAAAAAATGGTGATGATTTAAAAGCTAAAAGTAATACTGCTTCAAGCTTAGATATTGTCACTTCATTTATAGACGATATTAGTACGTAGGAGGTATTATGACGGCAATAGTAAACGGTGTTCAATACATTGGAGGTCAAACATCTCCAGATGAATTTATAAAAAATCAAGCGTCAACGATTGACGGAACTCAAACAATAGATAGTGCAGTTCTTGCAGGACCTATTACGATTCCTGCAACTATAACAGTAACAGGGACTTTAGTAATAGTATAATGTCAAAGATAGAAGTAGATGCAATAGATAAACAAAGTGGTTCAACCTTAACAATAGGTGGATCAGGCACTACTGTGCAATTAGGAAGTGGAGCTACTCAATCAGGATTTGGTAGATCAGGTTCTGTTAATTGGCAAACTTCAATTAAAACAGTTAGTTTTACAGCAGCATCTGGTGAAGGATATTTTTGTGACACAGCAACTACAGGAGCATTTACATTAACTTTACCTAGTTCTCCTTCTGTTGGAGATATTGTGGCTCTTAAAGATTATGCTAGTAATTTTGCAACAGCTAATTTAACGATAGGTAGAAATGGATCTAATTTAAATGGTGATACTACCGACAGTGTAAGAAAGACAGACAATGAAAGTTTAACTTTAGTTTATGCGGATGCAACAAAAGGTTGGTTAGCAGTAGAAGAAGGAACAGGTTTTGTTGGAGAGACTTTTATGACAGCAAGTGGTGGAACAGAGACAGATTCAGGAGATTTTAAAATTCATACTTTTACAGGACCCGGAACTTTTACAGTTTCTTCTCTTGCAAGTTGTTCAGGTAATAATGCAGTAAATTATTTAGTTGTCGCTGGAGGGGGTGGTGGAATAGGTAATGGCGGAGGTGGTGGTGGCGGTGGAGCTAGATTTTTTGCTTCTCCTGATATTACTTCTTATCCTGCAAGTCCAAGAAATGCACCTGCAGGTGTAACAGTTACAGCAACATCTTTTCCAATAACAGTTGGAGGTGGAGGCACTCCTGGTGGTGCTGGACCTGGAAATGCTGGTAATGGAAACCCTTCTGTTTTTTCAACAATAACATCAACTGCCGGCGCAGGAGGTCAAGGACAGTCGCCAAGTAATACTCTTCAAACAGGTGGATCTGGAGCTGGAAGAAAAAGAGATGCAAATACTTCAGGTGGAGGTGCGGGTAATACACCTCCAACAACTCCAGCTCAAGGAAGTAATGGTGGTGGTAGTTCGACTTTTACTTATTCCGGTGGTGGAGGTGGTGGAGGTTTTATGGTTGCTGGTGCAGATGGTGTTGGTGGATCACAACCTGCTGAAGCTGGTGGAAATGGAGGAAATGGTGGAGGATTTCCAACATCTTTTGTAGGTTCCAATGGTCAGGCTTCAAGTTGTGAACAATTTTTTGCTGGTGGTGGTGGCGGTGGAGCTATTGGAAATGGTCCAGTTGTTTCTCCAAACGGTCAACCAGGTTTAGGTGGAGGAGGAATTGGAGGTATCAATGATCCTGCTTATCCTAGATCAGCAGGAAATGGAACAGCTAATACTGGTGGAGGTGCTGGAGGTGCTGGTAATAATACAGCAGGTGGAACAGGCGGTTCAGGTATAGTAATAATAAGGTACAAATTTAAATAATTATGACAAGTACAATTAAAGTAAACAACATACAAAACCAATGCGGTGCAAACATTATTAACGAGAATAGTAATACAATTACTATTGGCGCTAGTGGTGATACAATTGCTTTAGCATCAGGTGCATCACAAACAGGTTTTGGTAGAGAGGGATCAGTAGACTGGCAAACAGGTTCAATTAAAACTACTACATTTACTGCAACGAGTGGTGAAGGTTACTTTGTTGACACATCAAGTGGAGCAGTAACTGCAAATTTACCTGCAGGAACTGCTGGAGCGATAGT